TAATGTCGAATAGCTCGCCCAGGCCGCGCTCTACGCTGCGCAGCACTTCAGTGGCGACGAATTGCACCCGCTGGTTCTCTGGTGGTAAAGTCTCGCCCTCAGCATCCTTGGGTTGGTATGCCTTGGCAAAACCGTTGAATAGCGCCGGTTTCTGGATGACTTTATTGAGTTCTGACAGTTCTGCGAAAGCACGGGCCTTAACGCCCTTTTCCACAGCAATGATCTGATTCAACTTCAATTTTGGCTCCTAGCCGGTTATTCCGGACTGGGTTGGCAGCGTCTTGCTGGGACAGCGTTAGCTTGGGGCGGCGGTTGTGTCAAGGGGAATCTTGGGTTATGAGTGAGGCGGGAAGGGCGCTGGTGGCCTGTTTATAACCCAAGTGCTTTGACAATAATCAATAGAACAAGCAACGCGATGGCGACACAGAGAAGGAATATCCCTAAACCGACAGCCCCCCAAATAAGGCCACATCCGCTCGCGCCAAGCATGATGGCCAACCAAAGAACACAGCCTTCGCTTTCTGTGTTAGAGCTCATCTCATTTACCTTGCCCAAAAAAAACGTGATCAACTTTGCGCCGTATGGCCCGACAACGTTCTTGCTTTGTCTTAAAACTATGGTATAAAAGAAAGAGCTGGCACAGGATTTTACTCCATACCAGCTCTCTCGGCCTCTAAGAGAGGCAATGCGATCCTCGGGTTGTCGCCCAGTACATCGCTCTCGAACTCTATTTTGGAAGTACACATTCGACGCATATGAATGCTACCAATCACCAAGCAGCTTGTCAAGCCAGTTTTTTAGAAACACTACCTCGGCGGCCCTATTGCGCTGATCTTCTGAGTGACGGCATTGCGCCTAGGCTTTTGAATAAAGCCATAGAGCTGGAGCATATTCAGCCGAACCGCCCCACGGTTGTTACATGGCTTAACTTCGACATCGATAATCCTGGCGCATATTTTGCCGCAGATGACGCCAACCTTGCTCAACCCAACATCATTTGTGAGAATCCAAAAAATGGACATGCTCACTTATTCTATCGGTTAGAGACGCCTGTCTTTACGGGAACTTCCTGCCGCATGGCTCCGATTAAGTTTCTCGAAGCAATACAGCGCGGATACACGCGAAGGTTGCAAGCAGACGTGGGCTACTGCGGTTTGATAAGCAAAAATCCGTTACATCCACGATGGAGAACGGAATGGGCGCGGCTAGAACCCTACTCGATGCAGGAGTTGGATGACTACCTGTTCTTCGACGACAAACGGTACAGCCAAAAAGTTAAGGAAGTGTTTGGCGTTGGCCGCAACTGCACCTTGTTCGAATTTATTCGGAAGGAGGGGTATCGACGCTTTATCAGGTCATTCGATTCCACTGGCTTGTATGACTATCTTCTAGAGCTAGCCCTTCAGTTCAATTGCCAGTTCGCCACACCTCTTTCTCCAAGAGAGGTCCGTGGAGTTGTAAAGTCTATAGCCAAATGGTTGCCGCGCCATTTTACTAGAGAAGGGCTTTCTATGGTTCAGTCAGCTCGTGGTAGTAAGCCATGGAAGAGGGATACTCTTACAAAGCTGGCTCCATGGGAGGCTGAGGGGATATCCCGCCGTACATGGCAGCGCCATCGTGCCCAAGCAGTGCTGTTATCTGATATGGATACTGCGTCAAGTAGGAGTCTCACTGAGGCAGGAGAGAATGATACACGCAAGCCCTGGACGAAAGAAGGGCTTTCACGTGCAACTTGGTACAGGAGGAAGGCGAAGAATGCAAATGAAGAGAATGTTAAGAGAGATGAAGCTTGATCAATACATATAATACCGTAAAAAGTCCGTGGTACACAGTGCGTACAATTCTTGCAATAGAAGCGCTTCGTAAGTTTATCAAAGATGCGACGGGTGAAGTCGATGAGAGTATGGCTCCGTTTGATCTTCTCACGAAAGCATTCGCTATCGCTCAAAAGACACCATCGAGGAAGTGGGGGAATGAAAGTCGAGGCATGTATTGCGCCCGCATGCTTCCCCTCCTAGGGTTGCCTGCAATACCGAAGTCCCGCCCAAAAGATTTTGTCGATCCTTCATTTGTGGCTCCGATAATCACAGAAAGGGAGAAAGTAGAGAGGCGAATAAAGTCTTTCTACAAATCCAAGAAATGGCTCACATCAAAGGCCAGATATGTTGCTCTAGTAAGAGCAAATGGGCGTTGTCAGTGTTGTGGGGCTACTACAGCTGATGGCGTTCGACTGGTGGTTGACCACATCAAGCCCATTAGGAAGTATTGGGACCTTAGATTTGATGAGAACAATACTCAAGTTCTTTGTTATAACTGCAACCTTGGAAAGGGGTCTTGGGACGAAACAGACTGGCGATCTGGAGCTACATCTTTGCAAGATGCCGAAGCGCTAATCCGCAAGGTGGTTAAGCGTAAAGATGGCGTCAGGAATGCTCTAACTTTATACCAGTCTTTGGTGGCCGTGCATATAATGCATGGGCATGACTTTGCAATAGACTATACAGCAATGGCTAAGGCAAATTCAATCCCCGGCATGACGCGAGATACCCTTCAGACAGCGCGAGATGCCCTCCTCAAAGCTGGCCTTATCATCCAAACCCGACCCTTCCAACCCAAACCAAGAAGATGCGCCCTTTATAAATTTGGCGCGCCTGCAACTGGCCACGGCGGCGGCCACGGCGGTCACCAGGGCGGCGGTGAGGGCGGACACGGCTAATCTGGCCGGTTTGCCAAACCACTAATATCAAGACCGCGCACGGGATTTTGTCCTGAGCGCGGTCTTTTGGCTGTTCTGCTGGCCAATCTTAGGCAATAACGAGCCGCGCCCAAAGGTTGTTCATCCCTTTGAATCGCCCATCCTCAATTCTGCCGTCAAGCAGCTCTGGTTCTGCGCGCCAATACAGCGTGCTTGCGCTTTCTGGGAAGAACCTTACGACGTTGTCGCAAAAGAACTGGGCGATTGTGTCTGGACGCGGAAGCTCAAGGAAAGCCTCCACGCCATCGCGTGTAATGTCAACAGCCTGAGCGTCTGCTAGATACAGGACGTGATTGTAGGCGTAGCAGAGGCGGAAGGTGACGAACTCCTGTCCGTTGGGCGCGAACGCAGTCGGCTCGCAGCTTTCAACAGAGAATTTCCCCTCAAGTTCTCTCTTGATGCATTCGGCGACAGAAGGCTCTTCCTTCTCCGTGATAAGAAGTCTTGCAAAGATTCTTTGGTCAAATCCTGCACATGGAATGAGTAAGCCCTCGGAGGCAGTAATCTTGGGAGTCAGCCGCCAATAAATGTTGCCTCCTGCTGAAAAGGTGGACTCAACCAGTGAGCAGAATTCATCCACGACTTCTCCTTTATCGTCATCGTTGAAGGGTAGGACAAAGGACTGAAAATGCTCAAGTGTTGGTGCTACGACGATGTTGACTCGGCCTTTATTTATCCGCCCCTTCTCCAGCCGCCTCTCGATAGCGCACTCAATGGCATAGGCGTCACTTAGCGATATAGACATGTGTGTCTCCTAGGGTTTATAGACGACACCATAATCCTCCAAAAGCCTGATTGCAAAATCTAAATCGTTCACGCACCACACAGTCCAGCCCTTATCCGTTAACTCCTCCAACTGCGCCCGCCGTTCTGGCGTAGCGATCACACCTGGGCGCTTGAGTTCCAAGAACCATGCCTCGGCAGGAAAGCCCAGCACGTTAGGGTCACCCTTCAGCAGTAAGTCCGGAAGCCCTGGATGCAGCCCAATTTGCTTTAAGCGCCATCCCGTAGCTTCTGATCTCTTGCCCTCGTTTGCTAAATGGAACATATTTGACAGCGGCGTCCGCTTGACAAGCCAATGTTTATATAGAGCGCGCTGAAGCTGGTATTCAGTCATTACTGGCTTAATGACAGCCTTTTTATGCCGTACAGGCCACTTCTTAGGGGCAATTAGTTTAGCCATCTGTAACTTTTCTGTTGATTTTCGCTATATCCATGATACAACTGAATAATTCTTTCAACAAGTGGATATTTGTGCCCAGATAAATGACAGACGACCGCCAATATCGTCCATTAGCGCCGATTGAAATCCTGAATCACTTCGAAGAAGTCAAGAATCGCATTCACATGCTTGAGTCTGACCTCCGCGACATCATAGAACTCAATAACCTCACCACAGAACGGCCTAAACCCGCGAGGAAACCCACCATGGCTAAGAAACCTACCTCTTCCAAACATGACGACGTCGAAGAGGATAAGAAGCTAATCAATCAGGCGATCGCGAAGCACGACCGGGCCGAGCATCCGTCTGCCCAACCGACCAAAATACGCAAAGGTGGCCGTGTCGCCGCCAAGAAACGCTAAAGGACCACATGAGCGAGCCCATTACGATTAACGTTAACCTGAAAATCGATCTGTCCGACATCTTTGCGGCTGCTGCCGAGCACGAGTTCATGTGCGACGAATGCAACGGCTGCGACTGCTGCGAGGATGAAAAAGATCATACCCCCCGTTCTATGGAGGAAATCCTTGAAGAGATGCAGGACCTTGAGGCTATCATCTGGTACAGGGAAACCTACAGGAAGATGCTCCAGGAGGTTCTAGACGGCGGCATGGTCGTTGTCGAGCACTCCTATGAGAATGACCGGCTCAACACCAAGGTTATCTCTCGCGAGACATGGGCCGGAATCCGCGCCGCCGCCAAGGAGATTGAAGGCGAACTCGGCCTTGAAGTCAAGGATTCTCCCTTCGTGGAGCTGACTGACCTTAGCGTTCTCAGGGGTAGACGCGACGCTTTGCGGTGGATCATGGGCAAAGACTGGCCTGAAGCTGAATAAATTTTGCATTTTCAGTAGTTTATGTGCGTTTTTGTGTTGACTGCTGAAAAAAGTGTGGTAGCCTGGAAAATAGATGGTGGGGACGTTGCTGTCTTTTTTGCGATTTTCCGCAGTATCCTCTCCGTCTTGTACCATTAGTGCGGTTTCCCGCAGCGTTATTTACTAAATAATGCAGGGGGAGCGTCTCCAGGCGTTGGGCACATCCCCGAGATTGTGATGCTGGAACGCGCGCCGTATTGCAGTCTCGCCCCTGCGGCCATTTTAATGCGCGATAGAGAAGCAGTCATCTCGCCATCCTCATAAGTTGGAGATCGCAAGTGCAAATCTTGCTCGCGCTCCCAATGCCACGAAGAGTAGCTTAAAGGATAGAGCGTCTCCTTTGGAAGGAGGATTGTGTAGGTTCAACTCCTACGTCTTCGACCATTTTCCTCAAAATTATTTTATCACGTTCGCTTCTTGCAAGGATTCTTCATGCTTAAGCCTAAGGCCAAGATCAAGACTAAAATTAAGAAGTCGCCTAAGACTTCGATGCCGCCCATGCCGCAAGAGGCCCCTGCTGGACCGCCTGCCCCAGACGCTGGGATGGCTCCTACAGGCGCGCCGTATAAGCGTGGCGGCAAGACTAAAGCCTGCAAACGCGGCGGGAAGTGCTGAGCTGTGCCCTCTAAATCAGAGGCTAAAGAATTCGTAGCTGCGGACAAGACAAATCGCGTTAAGAAAAAATGACAGGAACTGCAATCGATAGAGTTGCTGACAGGTCTGTTGGTGAACGTATCGCAGCAGAACTTGAACAATTAGATAAACGTCTCTATGCAGGCTCAGAGAAGTACTGCACAGAAATGACAGATAAAATATGTGAGCTCATCTCGGTCGGCTACACCATGGCGGAGATTAGCAATATCACAGGCGTCGCCTCCAATACCATTTACAGATGGGGCTGGCAAAATAAAGCCTTTTCGGACAGCATGATTATGGCACGGCGCAACCAAGCGCATGTCCTTATGGATCGTGCAGTACAAGCGGCGACAGATGGTGTAATGCATGAAAGAGAAAAAGAATCCGGGTTCACAGTCAACGCGTATGTAAAAATTGCGGAGAAGTTGAATCCGCGTAAATACGGCGTAAAGCTTGTCGAATATTCCGGCGAGCAAGATATTAGAATTAGCGAAGACACCAGAACATTAAAAATCCTTGAACTCCTCAGTCAAAACTCCCCAGAACTCATTGCTGAAGCCATCCCCCTTAACGCCATCCCAGATTTCAGCGGTCTTGAAGAAGATGACGCCGGAACAGAGGAATACCCTACTCGCTAGTATTAAAGTCAAGGCTGAAGACATTAAGGCGCTGCCTAAACAGGCGGCTGACGAATTATTCAGAGAGGCTGAAGCGGCGGCGGATTTTAAGCGGAAGAATAAGCTTTTAACGCTGTATCCGGAGACGGGGCCGTTACGGAGGGAGTTGTACCAAAAACATATGAAGTTCTTTGCCGCAACTGCCAAGTATAACGAACTTGCCGTAGTGGCTGCGAATCGCGTCGGGAAGAGCTATGGCATTGGCGGATACTTAACTGCACTACATCTTACTGGCCTATACCCGGATTGGTTCGAAGGTAGAAAATTCCACTATCCTATCGAAGCATGGGCTGCTGGAGATACTAGCGAAACTACTAGAGATATCATACAACAGATTTTGCTCGGCAACCCAGGAGAACTTGGAACAGGCTTGATCCCATATGACTGCATCTTGGGAAACCCTACGCATAGAGCTGGTGTTCCAGGCGCGGTTGATACTGTCCGCGTAAGGCACGTCTCTGGCGGCACAAGCTGGCTAGGCTTTAAGTGTTTCGCTGCTGGCACTCTGGTGTTGATGGCGGATAGAAGCCTGAAAAGAATTGAAGACGTTGTGCTTGGCGATACGGTCTCATGCGCAGATGGCTCTTCGCACTTAGTGTCTGGCGCTTATCACTACCCCGCTGCTCCTCTTGTAACCATCGAGACGGAGTCGTCAAGGAAAATAACCGTGACGCCCAATCATCGCATGTTCTCCCAGTCTGGAGAGACTTTCGCTGGCGATCTGACGATGGGCGATAAGCTGCAACTTGGGGAAACGCCTCAGCAGTTTGATCAAATTTCTAGAATGTCTTTAGAGCCACCGGCTGAGGTGTATTGCGTAACGGTTGATGACACCCACGAGCTTATAGCCAACGGCTTCCGTGTCGGCAACTCGTTTGACCAAGGTCGCGCCAAATTTCAAGGCACGGCCAAAGACCTTTGTATCGCCGAAGGTGAACTTGTTCACATGGCAGATGGCACGTTCCGTCCGATTGAGCAAGTCCAGGCAGGCGATCTAGTGTTTTCAGTAGACAAGGATGGCCATATTGCAGAGCGTCGAGTCATCGCCGCCCATAGCAATGGCCCAAAGGAGTGCGTTGGCTTCCTTACCCAAAGGGGCATCAAGTTAACACTGACGCCAGATCACAAGCTATACAAGAGTCATGGCTTGCATGACAAGGTGCAGGCGGATGACGCCGTTAATATCGTATGCGTAGATGACAAGTCGTCAGAGCCTTTCATTGACCGTATTGCCTACGCCTTCCCTTCATGCGTTAAGAATACACATGACCTATCCGTAGAATGTGAGCATAGATACGTAGTAAATGGTATTTTAGTCTCTAATTGCTGGCTCGACGAGGAAAGTCCACTTGATGTATACACAGAATGTCTTACGCGATTACTTACGCGCAATGGGCTTATGCTTTGCACATTTACGCCGCTGAGTGGATTATCTGATGTGGTGTTAATGTACTTACCTCACATGGCGCCAGACACAGAGACAGACGAAGTAGACACATTCTATTAATGGATAAAAAGCCTGAGCGATATGTCGCAACGATAGGATGGGGCGACGTTCCACACCTTTCTAAGGAAGCGTGTGAAAAAATGCTACGAGCCTTTCCTCCGCATGAACGGGAAGCCCGGAGTCTGGGCACGCCGATGCTGGGCAGCGGAAAGGTGTACCCTGTCGCCGAAGATGAGTTTCTGATTGACCCGTTTCAAATGCCCAGCTATTGGCCTCGTTGTTACGCGATGGATGTTGGGTGGCGACGCACGGCTGCAGTTTGGGGTGCTCATGACCGTGATGACGACATTATCTACATATATTCTGAGTATTACCAAGGTCATCAGCCTCCAGCTGTTCACTCCTACGCAATAAAAGCTCGCGGCGAAAATCTTATAGGCTGCATTGACCCCGCTGCTGCTGGCGCAAGTCAAGTAGATGGCAAGTCTCTAATAAACGAATACCGCAAGGCTGGCCTAAAAGTATTTCCAGCCAATAATCGCGTTACTGGGCAAGAAGGTGGAATACACAACGTATTCACCCGCCTCACCGAAGGACGCCTTAAGATATTCCGCACATGCGTGAACCTCATCAAGGAAATGCGCATTTACCGCCGCAATGAGCATGGTAAGATCGTCAAGGAAAACGACCATCTCTGTCTCCACGGTGACACTCTCGTTATCACCGACACTGGGCGCGTTAGAATCGCTGACCTTGTTGGTGCCAGAGGCAAAATCCTCTCCAGCGATGGAGGCTGGCACGCTTATCAGAATTGTACGCTCACTGGCGAAGATGAGCCTGTTCTTTCCGTCCTGATTAAAGACGGCGACAAGCTGGCAAAGACGGTCTGCACATACGACCACAAGTTCCTTACAACTCGCGGATGGGTTGAAGCCGAAAAGCTACAGCGCGGCATGAACCTAGCGAACATCGTCACGGGCGGCAACAATGAGTTCGCGCTCTCCGTCCCCGCAGGCAATGCCGACGTCTATTGCCTCAACGTCCCTGACACAGGAAACTTCGCTATAGAGAACGGTGTTATCGTCTCTAACTGTGACGCCCTACGCTATCTTTGCATGTCCAACATGCAGCATGCCGTCAAACTCCGCAAGGGCAGTGAGGAAGACGAAGACGAGAACGTTGTCCCCTTCCGTGGGCGGAATAAGCAGACAGGCTACTGACATGGCAAGAACAAAATTAGCTCCATACCCAGGCGAGGCGCGAGTCCAGATGGCGACTGCCCGTCCACAGCACATGGCGCGGCAACATGAGTACAAGAAAGAATTCAACGCTGCGACTGGCGGCTCTCCGCATAACTGGATCGCCGGGGCGGTGAAAGTTAAAGGTGGCCTTCACAGGTCTCTTGGCGTTCCCGCTGGACAAAAAATCCCGGCGAAGAAGCTTACTAAAGCCGCTCACTCCTCGAACCCGACGCTCCGTAAACGCGCCAACCTCGCTAAAACACTGGCGTCGTTTCACAAGTAATGCCTGACTCTAACGCCTACGACAGCATAGCATCGACACTTGGTGAATATCTAAAGCGCTCGGCTGAAGCTGTTGGCCGCATTCCACGCGACGTCCGCAACTGGTACAACGATCTTCCTGCATCTTCTGGGCGCGACTATCTAAGCGCTGCCCGCGTAATGCTTCCCGGAGGCTACACGCCAGGGAACATAGAAGCCGCTAAAGCCGCATATGCTCCTGCTATCGCAGCTGCTGGTGACATAGCAAACGCTGCCCAGGCAGTCACCGGCGCGCCTACCCTGAGCGCTAGTGAAGCTGCTATGTCTTCACTGCCCGCGAGGCTAGCCTATGCGAACGCCGCCGCCCAAACAGGCGCACAGCGGAACATCTTCATTGGTCCTACTGGCGTAGAGAACCTGTTCAAGACAGGACGCCCAGCAGCTAAGGAAGCCCTGGACATTGCGGAACGCCTCAAGGCGCAAGGCGCTGATCGTGATGCAATCTGGCAGGCGACGGCAGCGCACCTTCGCGCCAACGATCCTGAATTAGCTGGCGTCCATTACGGCCCAGAAGGCACGCCCCGCGTTGAGCTTTCCGATGCTGGCAAGACCTGGAAGGGCGCAAGACCTGAGACGTTACCTAAATATGGCGTTGATCTTTCCACACCGGAAGAGTCATGGCCACACCCGACACTATACCAAGCTTACCCGGACCTTGGCGACCGTGGACTTGTCGTAGCAAACCCTAATCCGCGCCCAGCGAACCTACCGATAGCGTCCTTTGACCCGCGCAGCAAGTCATTCGCAGTAAACCTTACACCCCAATACGCGACAGAATCGCCAATGGCGCATGAGACACAGCATTTCATACAAGGCGCTGAGCAGACGCTTGGCGGCGGCAACTGGCGCGAATACATTACTCCGCCATCTGAAGTCCTCAGCATCCTGTCTGGCGAAGGCAAAGTCTCCGAGTCCATCGCGGGCGACATCATGCACCATGCGCGAGACACAATGGGCTTCAAGGGCAAGACTATCGCTGATCTCCAGCGCTTCGCCAAGGACTCCGATATGTCGCTTGAAGACATGGCTCAAAACATAAGCTCCGGTCTGGCGCGCAGCAAGTACAAACGCCTCTATGGTGAAGCTGAAGCTCGTAACGTACAGAGCCGCCTTAACATGACGCCTGAAGAACGCAGGGTCTCGCCGCCATGGCAGACGCTAGATGTTCCCGAACAACACTTAATCACAAAGTACTAACATTATGGCTGAGAACAGCAAAAAGAAATCACTCCCAAGCCCAGAAGCCGCCGCCGCGAAGTCAGCAGCAGACCTTATCGGAAACCGCAAGGCAATGAGCCTCGCCGCACTTGGTGAATCCGTCAGCACAAAGAGCGTCCAGCGGTAACCTGTGAACTTAGCATTATGGGCGGTAAATCTTAGCACCCGCCTTCCTGATCTTGAATCCTGGTTAGCTCTCGTAGAGAAGCAAGTCAAGCTTGCCGCCGCCGTGGAAATGGACATGCTCGTCCTTCCTGAATATGCGTGCGCACATTGGCTGTATTGGAAGCCCGCTAACGTCACTCCGGCAAAGGAACTTCGCTGGATCGCTGAGCAAGTCCCCGCCGCACTGTCTGGTCTATGGAAGCTCGTCTATGAATACGACATTGCTATCCTTGCAGGTACGATGCCTGTTACTGAAGGCGTCCTTGTCAAAAACCGCGCGTTTCTACTCACGCCGGATAGCTATATGCATCAGGACAAGCTGCACCCAACTCCAACAGAGCGCGACCGCGCAGGATGGTTTGTTACTGAGGGTATGGGCGGTCTGCGCACTATTGATTATCGCGGCTACCGCATAGCAGTTGTCATTAGCCATGACGCCCAGTCCGTTCGTGTATTTGAGGACCTGCAGCGCCTCAAGCCCAATCTCGTTTTGATTCCATCAATGACAGGGCGCGGCGAAGGCGGCATGGGCCATAGCGCTATCCTTGACGCCGCCGCCTCTATCGCACGCGATCTCCCATGTGCTGTCGCCGTTGTCGGCGCTGTTGGGACGCAAGACCTCATTGACCGCAAAGAACCTAATGTAGGCGGCGCTGCTATCTATATAGGCCGCAGAGTTATTGATCAGATTGGTCCCTTTGATGAATTTAAGCAACCGTGGGGAC